GAGATTGCATACACAGGGACAAAGCAAGACATCAGAACGGCAGGACAGGTCTTAATCGCAGCATGTCCCATAAGCACTACGGTTATCCGTCTGGCTGGAACCACGGTAGAAGACACTCTCCTTGAAGCTCTCATAACGGTAGGGCGTGAACAGATCGAGGACATTACCGGGCGGCAACTCCTGACGGCAACGTGGGATTATTGTCTCAATGGATGGCCCGAAGAGAATTACGTCAAGCTTCCCTTCGGGAACCTGCAAAGCGTGACATCGATCAAGTGGAAAGACACGGATGGAGTCGAGACATCGTTAACCAAAACACTGACGGCCTTCGCTGCATCTTCCGTATCTCCCGCGACCAAGACACAAGCGACCTCTGCCGCGCATGGTTTTACCGATGGGGATCTTGTCTATATCTCCGGAACGACCAGCTATAACGGAGCCTGGACGATATCGAACGTCACGACGAATACTTTTGACATCACAATGGCATTCGTCGCCAACGACGGCACAGGCGCGGCTTCTACAGACTATCTCGTCGAAACGAACGGCGATCAGTGCGGACGGATCGTCTTACCCTATGCCGGGACTTGGCCGTTCGAGACTCTTTATCCATCGAACCCTATTACTATTCGGTTTGTTGCTGGATGGACAACGGCGGCACTGGTCCCTTTCAAAATCAAGGCAGCATTAAAGTTGATTTGTGCCGGGCTCTACGAATACAGGGAATCGCAGATCATAGGCCAATCATTCAGCGAGAACAAAGCGGTGCAGGCATTACTGGCAAGCGCACGATTGCGCGATGAATTTTAAGGGTAGCCAATGAGAGCCGGGAACCTCGATAGACGCATAACCATACGGCAGAGCACTGAGGTGCAGGACTCTTACGGCGAAGAAATAGCCACATGGTCGGACCTCGCCGATGTTTGGGCGCAGCGCCTCGAACTCTCCGGGGCCGAACGATGGAACGCTGAGCAGGTAGTGGCGCAAATAGCCTGCAAGTACCGGATTAGATACCGGACAGGCATAACAGTATTGCATCGGCTCATGGACGGAACGAAGGAATACGACATCCATGCAGTGCTGGAAATCGGCAGGCATGAAGGGCTAGAGCTTGTTGTTTCGGCCAGGGGTGAATAGTGAACCTCGAAAAACTCACATCTGAGATCAAACGCGACGAGGGCTTACGGCTCAATGCGTATCAATGCCCTACGGGACACTGGACGATTGGATGGGGGCATAACCTTGAAGCTCACGAACACGGCTCAGGCTACAGCAACACAGTGATCTCTCTGCATGACGCCGAAGGGTTTCTTGATGATGACATAGTGGAAGCGGTTGAACGGGCAAAGGCTTTTGTTCCTGAATACGTATGGGACATGCTTACCGATACCCGTAAGCGCGTCCTGGTCAACATGGCCTTCAATCTCGGCAATAAGCTGAGGGGATTCAGGGTCCTTCGCGGCTGTGTGATTGCCTCGGATTGGGAAGGTGCGGCAGATGCGATGCTTGATTCGTTGTGGGCTCATCAGGTAGGCGCAAGGGCAATTCGATTGTCAAAGATGATGGAGGCAGGGGAATGACTGAGCAAGACGGCGTACCCTTCGGCGGCATTACGCCCCATACATTCCAGAATCTAACGGACTCGCAGAAGCTGGATGTGATTATCGATACGCTGAATCGTACATGCTCAGAGTGCAGAACAAGGATTGAAGCGCTGGAGAAGCGGAAAAATATGGATTCATGGGTGTGTTACTGCGCCGGGATGATCGGCGGAGGGTTGGCTTTCATTGGAAGCAAGATTTTTAGGGGGGATGCGTGATGGACGTAAATACTGTTTTGCTTGGATTATCCATTCTTGGAGCGATTGGTGAGGCATTGAGTTTGTTCCCGTGGATTAAAGCTAACGGAATCTACCAGGCGAGTATGGCGATCATAAAGGCATTGTCGGGGAAGAGCAAATAATGGGCCAGGCGTTTAGTTTCAAAATTCAGGGCGCAAAAGAACTCGCGCGAATGCTCGGCGAATTACCGAAGGCCATGAGTAAGGCAGTCCTTCGCAAAGCCCTTAAAGCGGCAGCGCAGCCCACGATGGAACAGGGCCAGGCGATAGCGAACGTGGAAGCGGTACAAAAGTCGGTGGTGATATCAACTAAGCTCTCAAAGAATCAGAAGCGCGGCCATAAAAAGGACCGGGCAGCGGTAGAGGTTTTCGTGGGCTCCACCCATCCACTGGCACACCTCATTGAGTTCGGGACCGTTGAGCGGGTCCGCAAGAAAAGCGGAGGCTCGACCGGCAAGATGACGCAAGCTCCTTTTATGCGTCCGGCATGGGATGCTACGAAAGGCGAAGCGCTGGACATATTGACAAAAGAAATCAAGGCGGAACTACTCAAGGCGGCGTCGCGGCTCGCCAAAAGGGCAGAAAAGGGAACACTCGGCAAGCGGGCGGTTAAGGAGCTTCGCGGTGGTTGAATCGGGGATCAGGGCGGTACTTGTTGCTAATGCCACGATAGCGGCGACGGTCGGAACTCGGGTTTATACCGGAATGCTACCCCAGGGCGTGACGTACCCATGCATAACGATTATGCCGATCACCCAAGACGACAACGTGACTCTTTACACTCTTCCGGCGCTCAAATGGGCGAGACTGCAAATTGATTCATGGGCGGCTACTTACGCGGCAATGATGACGCTGCACAATGCCATTTTTACCGCTTTGGCTAACCAGAAATTTACCCCAACGGGTTTTGACATCCGCTCCATAGTGCCTCATCCGGGCGGTCAATATTTTTATGAAGACGTGATTGAAAAGCACCGTAGGACAAGAGACTACGGGGTGTGGTGGAAAACAGCATGACGACGGAAGGATTAAAACAATGGCTATAGAATCACAAGGAACCCTTTTACAGATTGCCGGAAGCGCAGGTGGTGCGGAAACCATTACCGACATGACTCTCAGCTATCCCACTATTCTAACGTCGGCGGGACATGCCTTGACGGACGGCGATGTTGTTACACTGGCAAATTTCGCCGGTGCAGATGCCGCCACGTTGAACAGCATAGTGACGGTAGTCACCAACGTCACTACGGACACTTTTGCCGTGCAGATAGATACGACCGGGAAAACTATCGACGATAACACCAACGCAGCGACAGCCACGCCAAAAGCATGGACTGACATCGGAGAAGTAGCGGACATTTCCAGAGAAGACCCAGGAGCATCCGAAATCGATGTAACTCATCTAAAGTCAACGGCGCGGGAATACCTAGAGGGCTTGCAAAATTTCGGCTCGTACAACATGACGGTCAACTTTCTTTTCACCGATACGGGACAGTTAGCGCTTCGGGCTGCACAGGTATCAAGGGCCGTTCAGAGCTTCAAGGTGACATATTCGGACGCCTCGACAATGACATTCAGCGGTTTCGTGATGGCGTTCTCGGGTCCCAATGCTTCAGTTGACGATAAACTGGTTGGAGATGTCACGATAAAAGTAACCGGCTCTATTACTTATGGTCCGTAATGAGGTTTTATGAATCCTGTCACTGGTGAGTATGAAATTGAGATAGCGGGGCGGTCGTACACGCTCCGCTATGATTGGGCCGCACTGGCCGAGGTCGAGGCTGAGCACGGCGAATCCCCGAACCTGTTCTCCGCCGAGGTCGTTGCGTCCGTTGCCTCATCCGGGCTTAAACGGCGACATCCGGAGATGACAAAAGAAAGAATAATGGAATTGTCGCCTCCGCTTGTCCCGTTCGCTCATGCAGTACAAACGGCGCTACAGTGGGCATATTTCGGGAGCGAAGGCATTCCCGCGAGCCTGGCAGATAAAAAAAAAGAGACAAGGGCTGGATTATCAAAGCTTATAAAGTCTCTATTCAGCAGGGGCTAGACCCTGAACAATTCTGGCGGCTGACTCCGTATCTGACACGCCTAGCTATTGAGGGTATGAGGGACGGGCGCACAATTTTAGCCTGGCAGATGGCGGCATTATCTCGACAAAAGAAGCTCCCGAAACTGGACGCACTGCTCAAGTGCGAATCGTTTTCTGGCGTTGAAGATAAGATGAAAAATCTTTTCGCAACGCACTCCGCAACCAAAAGGAGATAGGCATGGCTGAGGAAATTGGCGCACTGAGAGCCATGCTGTCCGCCTCGTCGGCTCAGTTCGAGACGGACATGAACCGGGCCCGGAAAGCTGTCGAGATAAACGCGAGCGGCATGGAACGGGCAATGCTCAAAGTCAAAGCCGGTTTCGGTGGCGCAATGAATGCCATGGCTGCTATCACCGGCGTCGCTGCCGTATGGGGCGCAGCTATGGCAGCCATGGTGCGCGGTAGCATCAACACTGCCGACCAACTCTCTAAATTATCGCAATCCACCGGCGTCTCTATCGAAAAACTCTCCGCATTAAAATACGCAGCAGAACTTTCGGACGTTAGCCTAGAGGATCTTGCCAAAGCCTTAGTGATGACCGCAAAACGTGCAGACGACGCCTCCGAGGCTTATGCTTCTCTCGGGATCGCCGTTAGAAATTCGGACGGGTCACTCAGGGGCGCGGATGAGCTAATGGTGGACGTTGCCGAAAAGTTCTCAAAAATGGAGGACGGGGCAGGGAAGACCGCCCTTGCAGTTGAGCTTTTCGGGAAATCTGGTGCATCGCTCATTCCTTTGCTCAATTCGGGTAGGGACGGTATTAAGGAGATGGCCGACGAAGCGGAAAGGCTCGGACTGATACTAGATACAAAAACCGGACAAGCAGCCGAGAGATTCAACGACAACCTGACGCGGCTCAACGCAACGAAGACCGGCCTCGTGAATACAATAACGGCAAAAGTATTGCCCACTCTCACGATGTACACAAATCAAATTACCGAAAGCGCACAAAAGACAGGCAGCCTCAAGATCGCAGCAGAAGCCGGGGCCGCAGGTTTCAAGCTCCTCATTTCTTCCGGGGTGCTGGTTGTTAGCGTCTTCAAAACAGTGGGGCAGGTCCTCGGTGGTGTGTCCGCCGAATTGGCCGCCATGCTTTCGGGCGATTTCAAGGGGGCCGCAGCGATAGATAAGCAGGTATTTGACGACCTGGTGGGCAATGCAAAGAAAGCCTATAACGACCTTCACGACATCTGGGAGACACCAAGAAAGAAGCTTGTCCGTCATGAAATCCCGAAACCCGAGCCAAAGCCCGGAACGAACAAGGCACCCGTAATCCTCCCAATGCCGGGACTAGACACAGGGAAGACGACGAAGGCAGTCAAGGAGGCGAGAGACGCAGCCGGAGAAATGATTTCCAAAATGTGGGAGGAGGCCGCCACATTCGGGAAGTCCGAAAAAGAAATCACCCTGTACCGGATGGCCTTGGAAGGGGCAACAGAGGACCAGATTCAATACGCCTCGGTCTTGCTCGATTCCCTGATTTCCCAAAAGCAGCACGCAGACCTTGTGAAAGAAGGCGAAGCCGTAACGTCGGAAGTCCGCACGGCAACAGAAATATATGCCGACGAGATTAAACGATTGAACGCGCTCCTCGATGCCGGGGTCATATCCCAAGAGACGTACAACCGGGCATTCCATTCCGCCTACAGCGCTTTAGTGGATGTCGGCGACCAAACGGAAGAGACATCAAAACAATTCGAGGCCCTGGGGCGTGTTATCGAAGGATGGGCGCAGGACAGCGCCGATGCAATGACAGATTTCGTGCTGACCGGGAAAAGTTCGTTTACCGATCTAGTAGACACGATGATTAGAGACATGATGCGCATGATTGTCTATCAGCAACTCACAGGGCCGCTAGCTGCCGGGGTCAATAGTTTTCTCGGCGGTGGCGGCTTCATGTCGGGCTGGTCTGGCTTCGGGGGAGGCAAGGCCTCGGGCGGCCCGGTCTCTTCCGGCAAAATGTACGAAGTGAACGAACGCGGAGCCCCGGAGCTTCTAAACATCGGGAACCGCCAATTCCTCATGATGGCCGGGCAGAGTGGACGGGTAACACCGACAGACGAAGGAGGCACGGCGGGCGGCTTAACGATAAGCGTACCCGTAACCGTGGGCGAACGGAATCCGTTGATGCAAGCAGAGCTTCGCAGAGAGATAGAGACGACGGTCGAGCGCGTAGTCAGGAGGCACAGTTGATTATAGGGGGTTATACACTCGTTCAACTACCCGGCGACATGACAGTGCTCCGGGCGGACCGCATAACGGCGACAGCACAGACGTACACCTCAGTCGCCTTCTATTCGTGGGGGGCGCGGCTGATCGGGAAAACGATTACGCTTTCATGGAATGCTATGACGGCAACACAATTCACGGCCCTTGATGCCATTTTTCAGGCTGACGCGGCGGTAGTATGGAATCCAATCGACATAGTTGGAGGATCTACGACCTACAACGTCGAGATCGTAACCTTCAACGGCGAATACTTGGCGGGCGTAACCGAGTTACGAATTAACTGCACTATGGAACTCCTGATCCTGAGCGAGGTATAATGCAAACTCTTACATTAACCGGATCTGTAACCGCTCTGACCATAACCGATAGTGCATGTGTGGAGGCTAATGGCACCTATAATCTAGTTTTCACAGGCACCAACACGACTCCGGCAGCCGGAACATATACCATCCTCGGTAATGTAATTACGGCGGTCAACTTGACTTCGGGCGGTACAGGCTATGCCGCAGCTCCGACAGTTGCCACACAGACCGCAGACGGCGCGATTACAGCTACGTTCGTATCTTTGGCCTCGGCACAAGACGATCAAACCAGAAAACCTGCATGTCGAATCCTATCTTGTGAGTCAGTAACCCCGATTCCTTTCGACGGTGAGCTTTTAAGCTCGGCGACAGTCAATGAAAAACACCCTGATGCCAAAATTCATAGCAGCGGGCGTTTGCTTGTCGCCTTCATGGTTGGGCCATCGGGCGGCACCAATGCCTACACTCTGCGCTATGGCTACACAGACATAGGACGAACCTTTTTTACCTATGTGGATTTTGACTTGGCTGGCTTGCGTGTCGGCGGAGAAGTAGCCCTTTGTGAACTCGCTGACGGCAAGGTAGGTATTCTTTGGGAGGAAACATACAGCGGAACAAGATACACAAAGTACAGAGTGGTTACGGTTGATGGCGTCAATTCAGATCCAGCGACGACAGATGCGATATTCAGCCAAGCGACAGCAGATTATTACACTGGACCAACCGTAGCGAGGCTGGCTGATGATTCCTATTTGATGGTTTACGGGTTGATGGATGGAACGCATTATCATCTTTACAGGCGCACAAGTGCAGATTTTGAAACATGGTCGGCAGCCTCAGAGGTTACCCTATCAGGGCTTACCGACACCCTTCCGAAAGCAAATCCCTCCTTGTTGGTCCTTGCATCTGATGAGGAGTGGCTACTTTTCGATTATACGGAGAGTATCGGGCCGGGCGGCGAGGAGCTTACAAATATCTATTATGTTTCCTCGACTGACGGCATGGCTACACCCTCGGCCCCGGCAGCACTGACGGCATACACGAAATATGAGGATGTGGGCTCTCATCCAAAGGCAGCCCAAAACGCGGCAGGACAGCTTTACTTGGTTTTCGATAAATGCGTCTCTGCCCTACAGATCGATGAAGACACAACCGGATGGAGAGCAGCGACAGCACCCATATCCAACATGCACATTGATACGGCAACCCAAAAACTCTATGTTGTATCGACAGTAATGGGGGCTGGTCTAAAAACTTTAAACTGCGTAACGCAAATCGATCTTGCTACTTGGACCATCGACAAGTGCTGGGATACAACAAGTGCCCCGGCCTTCCCAGAGTATTTTGCAATGTCTGGCTTTAGCTGGTGGGATAGTTACCATGGGGACGGTTCATATATTCCGCTTGGACAACAAGACGGTTTTGTTAGCGTTTTGAACGCAAGCACAGACCAAATAACAACTTATGCGTTTTATGACTTCACAGCTTATGGGATAGCGAAAAATGTGACTTGGACCCCGACTTCAGGCTACCCAGCAGAATATTTCATGAGCTCCGCCATGACTGTGCAAAAGGTTTGGATTGATGCTGCAACCGATCGGATGTATGTGGCCCTGGTGCGCACTTACCATTACAACGTATGTTTACAGATAGGATACATCGATCTCACCGAAGCTGGTCCAACATATACTTTCACAACATTAGTTGAAGATATTAAACGAATACCAGAACAACAAATGGTAGGATTTAATTCTGGTTATGGATTTATGGCTATCGATACAACTGCTAGTCTTATTATTGTTGGGATGGAGGGACTTACTTCCACATGGCAAGGACAGCTTTGCATCTACGATCTAACCACCGGAGGACTTTGGAAGGAATATAAATATACCACAGACCAGACTTTTCCTTATCGCGGCCTACGTCGTGCAGTCTATAACAGCGGCCTGATTGTAGGTGATTTTACCTATGAGCCCCTGTACGGACAAGTGGATTATCGTGGGCTTTGCATAATCGACACAGCCACAGACATTATCTCTTACGAACGACCGCCATGGGCCAGCGTGAACGACTACAAATTAAGAGACATCACCCTCACAGACGATGACGAATATCTGATTGCGGCTGGATCATATGGCGTTACCCTGTTCGATGGGACTGCCTGGACCCTGTATGCCAATGCGACTATTCCAGGCCTCACTCCATCGGGCGTTAACGATTTTGTAAATCCAATTGTTTACAACCCGACTACGCGCATGGTTATCGCTGGTAGCGGTCAAGCTAATGCCGATGTATGGTCTGGCCTCGTTATGTTCAGCCGGGACGGGTATATCAAGCAATCAAACTATCGGATAGGGACATATAGCTCGGGTTGGACATGGACGACGATAGCTCCCCTTGTTCAGGGTTGGACGGATTATAATGGATCTCCGGCTTTCGATCCTGACGACGATGGGCTCTATGCTTTTTGGACAAACTTATCAGGCACAGAGTATTCGATTAAATGGGATAAGGCTCTGCCTGACTTTGATCTTGCCCCTTATCTGGTGCGTCAAGATGCTGTCGAGCGGTATTCTTCCCTCGATCCTCATTCTGCAAATTGGGATGCGGGGCTGAAGTTCGGCGTTTCCCATGGTCATCTGTTTGATGCCTCAAATAGTCATTCGCTGATGCGAAAGTATTTACAGCAAGGACGGCTTATCAAGCAACAATTCGGCGAGATGATAGACGGTGTTGCATACTACGAGACAGCTCGACATTACACTATTTCCTACGACGGCGAAGTACAGTACCTGCGCGGCCAATATCCGATTATGCTCGTGGAATGCGAGACAGCAAGGCGAAGATGGGCGGATATCCATATTGTTGCAAGCGAACTTTACGACACCACACCTGAGCTGATTATCAAAGACCTGCTCGAAACTTACGCAAGTATTCTTCCTGCAAACATTTCCCTTGGGACATGGGACGGCAGCACCGATATTGAATATCAATTCGTCGATATTTCTCTTGCTGATGCAATCAATCAGCTCGCTTTTCATTTTGGCTATTATGTTCGAGAAGACGCCGGGGGAATTTTTGGCGCTGCAAAAATAACGAGTGCCGGGACGGTCACGCGGACCCACTCCGACAATTCGCGGCTTTTCAATGTAACTCCGCTGAATCGCAATTCCGATCTTATCAACCAGTGGACAGTCCGAGGGGAAGAGAAAAGCTTCACGGAATTACTGATGGCTGAAGAAATGGCCGGGGAACTCGTTGCAAATCACCGATGGAACACAGGCACTAAGACTTGGCGCGTCAATTATTCGACCGGGGATAAGGTCTATCGGAATCCAAGGCTTGAGGTTAAAGATTCTGCTCTTGGGCTCGCCTTCGATCTCGCCGGTGATGTTACGGAACAGCTTCTGGATAATAGCCGGGAGGAAGCAGATCAGGACTTGTGGGATACCTATTGTGAAATTGAGGTTGATTCACCCGACCTGACGGTTGCTTTGATTGCCGCTATAGCGCTCATCCTTGCATCGAGTAAAATTCCCGATGGTATTGCCTATGGTCACACGGTGAGAATCGGAAGCTATATCAGCACTATTGCGACTATGGCCGCCTTGTCCATTCTCGGAGCCACAGCAAATATATCCTATGTCGTGCACGGCCAGCCCGTAATTAAGGTGCGCAGGCAGGTATCGGCGACCGCGGATGATACGGTTCTGCAAACAGCCATGGGACAGGTGCTTTCCGCAACGCCTTACGATGATCCATTTTGCGGAAGCGTTCCAGAATGCCAGACGGTGGCAGATTTCCTGAAATTGGTTGGCATGTCAGAACGGAAACGATGGAAAGCCGAAATGATGACAGACCTCTACAACGAAGACGGAGACACGATTTCCGTTCTTCATCCGATTAGCGGCGACGTCGTAAAGGTGTTTATTACAGATTTGGTGACATCCTATAAAGTTCCAGAATCTCAAGGCGGCGATGGTACGTTCTCTCAATCATTTGAGGGGTGGAGGCTATAAGATGAGCAGAAAATTCTTAAAGGACCGGATGCGGCATGCAGCAGATGCAACACCACGGCCTTTCAACGCTCAAATCTATGATGTGCCAAGCCGGGAATATTGCCGGGTGCTGGTGCAAGGATCGGTCAATCTGGTTATCGCCAGGTTCCCACGTAATTGCCGAATGCGACCGCAGGAGATGAAAACCGGGAATGCTGTGCTATGCCAATTCAAACTTGGTAGCAGGGGACAGATTGAGGTTATTGGTCCAGGCACAGTGATACCCACGCATATAGCCGGGACTCCAGTAATCGTTATTCCAACCGGACCGGATGCAATTTTAACAGGGTGCCAAGTGCTGGCACTTCCAGAAATATAAAGGAGACTGAAACATGGCTGAATCTGTAGTTGTACCAACTGCAATACTGACGGGTGCATTGGATGATGTCGAGGCGGACGATTGCTTTCTGAAGCTGTTCGCAACGGACGTAACCCCAACCGCAGCAATGGTGCCGGGAGATTTTACGGAGGTCGTTGGCGGCGGTTATGTTCACAAATTTATCAAGGGCGTTACCACCGCAGCCGCAGCGCAAATCGAAGGGCTATCTCGGGCGGCAGCATGTGTCGTTACATGGACAGCCCACGGCATGACAACGGGCGACAAGGTTACGTTTGCAGACATTACACAGGCAGATTGGACAGCCCTGAACGCAGAGCACACAATCACGTATGTTGGTGCAAACTCTTTCAGCATTGCTGTGGACACCTCTGCTTATGCGGGTGACTATGTGCCTGGAACCGATGCGGGGACAGTAGTTGAAACTACAGCGTGTGCCTGGACTGAGGAATATGCCAATACTCCTCCGGACGTTATCCTGGCCGAACAGACATTCACATTCACAGGTGTTCTGACAACAAATTTGACCGTGTATGGTTGGTATCTCGTCAAGCAGGATCTCTCTGTTATCAAAGCTGCCAAAAAACTTGATGCGACATTCACCCCATCGGCAGGTGGCGGAACTCTGAAATTCACTCCGAGAGTGCAGGCAGGTAACGGTACACCAGCGTAAAGGGAACAGACTATGGCAAAATGGTCGGTGGCGCTATTCGGGCATGAGAAACCAAGGGTTGAGGGCTGGGAGAAACGGGCTCAACCGGGAGATCTCATCGACGGGAAGCCCGAGTATTGCTGGAATTGTAGTGCAGAACAGCATCGTGAAATCCTTGGACTCATGAAGTATCCGGCTTGGCTTATGGCGAACAAGGAGGAAATGAGAGCACTCTACCTGGCCTCGTGCCCGAATGAAACAGATTGGCGGCCCAATGCCAGGTTTGAGCGGATATGGCGAGATTCAATACTCCCACGCGGGCTTACTATGCCGAGCTTAATGCCCTCTGAGATTCGCGGATATTTCTCACACCTTCCCGGCGCCTCGTTGTGGCATCGTGAGGGAGAAGCTTCATGGACACCTAATGAGAAGAGGTTGTTTCTAATCATCGGCATGGAAGGAACAGAAGCAGAGCAATGGACTGCACTGAAAGAACCGAAATACGATCTTAATAGCTACCGGACTTATGATCCGAAAACCCTGCAAGTATTCGCTCAAGAGATGAGAGCAAGTGCTCAAAAGGGAATCCCTGATACGGAAATGGCAAAGCATTATGCTGCTGAGTATCTACAGGCCGAAAAACAGGCTTGCGCCTATCCGCTTGGCTACCTCAACAAGCGTAGGTTCAATATCCCTTTGGCCGATCTAGCGGATCTTGGCGTCAATACCAAGATGATGCTCGATCAAGCATGGGAGTATGTGCCGGGCATAACTGTTCCGCATACCACCTTCACAGATAAAGTGAATGAACGCAAGATTCTCCCGACTGATGGACTGAACCCCATCCAACCGCGCGAAGTGGGGGTTGTATAATGGCTTGTTACGATACCGCGCCATATACCTGCACCTATGATTCAGGAGGAAACGGGTCCCTCCCTGGTGGCGGAAATCCGGATTTCTCTGCTATATCTACATGGGAAGAGGCTAGCGATATTAACCTGGCTGGTTACTCCGGGCCGGTTATTCTGGATTGTTATGACAGCCAAGATCATAACAATGCTTTCAGCATTTCAGGTGCAAGCAATGTTTCGGCATCCGTTTACAGGGAAATTCGATCTGCTACCGGATGTGCAATTCCGTGGGCCGGCAAGAAAGGCACTGGAGCTAATTTTGTCATTACTACAACCGGTGCGCAACCGATAATTCTGAACGAAAATTTTGCGCGTCTATCGGATGTGTATGTTGAAGTAAACGCCACTTACAATGCAGGCAGCTACGGTATATACTTAAACAGTGCGTCGTCAATAAAAGTATTGAATTCTGTTGTAAAAGCTACAAATGCCGGAACTGGAGCAGCTATCGGACTATACGCAGGAACAGGGAGTAGCGTTCTTGTATATAATTGTATTGTTGCAGCCTGCAAAGGTAGCGGTATCTCACTCTACGCGTTTGGAACTGCTGCCAGTTATGTAGTTTGTTGCACTGTTTGCGGTAATGGTGGGTATGGAATAACTGCCGCCAATACAGGCGGAACAGCACTCGTTTACAGTTGTTATGCAGCGAATAATTCAAGCGGGGATTATCTCGATACCTCTTCTTATTGGGATTCACCGTCAGGATGGAATGCTTCTAAAGATAATACTGCCGATTTAGGTGGCGGTGCTGGTGATAATTACCACAACGGCCTTGATTTAATAACGGGCGGTGAACTCGATGCAGACTATCTTGCTACCGTTGAAACTCTTTACGAAGCGGGTGCTGCCGGGGCTAGGTTTGGTAGGAATCCATACAATGATCTTTCGAGTGTTATTGATTTTGACGACTTCCTGAAAAATGACGCCGCAGGGGAGGCAATAAGTAAAAAAGATATTATCGGCTACGACAGACCGACGCCGGACACGGCGGATGCAAGCTGGAATGTGGGGGCGAGCCAGTTAGGCTCAATTCTTCCGACGTGGGATGACGGCACACCTACTGGGGGCATTGTCGCTGGCGGAGAAGTCGTAGAGGTCTATTCGAGCACATACACGGATGCTGCCGCCTCTGGTGGCCTAGTCATGGGTGGGGAAGAAGTAAGCACAGCCGGACCATCTCTAAATGAGGGCATTTCATCTGGCGGTCTCGTCCTCGGCAGTGAGGTGGCGGAACAATGGGAAACCTCTCCAAACAACTGTGTTGCGGTAAAGGGCGGCACATATCGGATCGACGGAACGGTCTACACCTTGGCTGAAGCTCTAACATTCACTGGTTTAGGGGCGATTGCAGCCCTTGTGAACGTAGGCGATGCTCCTGCCGCTGCCGGGGAATACCGCTACGACCTCCTGAGTATTGATGCAGCCGGAACAATCACTGTTACGGCGGGAGCGGAAGCATCGACGCCTGTTATGCCTACTACTCCGGCTGATGAAGTAAAACTGAATCATGTTCTGCGCTACTACGGGCAGACTGCGATTATCCAGGCAGACATTGGCAAATACTATCAGACCCCACGCTTAACCTCGCTCACTATCACTATCACGGATGGTGAACTTGCATGGGGCGAGACATCGACAGCTATTGCCGTAAAACTTTACGACCAATACGGCGCGCTGTACACAGGCAGCACAACAATCAATGCCTCGCTCTCTTCCGGCAACGGCACAATCTCGCCTGCATCCGTATCGGGCACGGCGTCAACTCGATCATTCACTTACACCAGGGGCGGAACGACCGGAGATGTGAGCCCTGTCGTTTACTTTTCGTCTCCGACTGGCGTGTTCAATATGGCGTTTATCTCACTGCTCGATTCCAGCGGAGATTTGATGATTTAGACATTTCCAAGGAGCAAAACAAAATGAAAAAAATACTCTTCTTCGCAATCCTGCTTTCGATCATCCCCTGCATTGCACTTGCAGGGTCAGTGCCTATCACTCTCGCATGGGGTGCAGTCCCGGACGCTGATGGCGGGTATAAGTTTTATCTTAAACCAGTAGCCGCCGACACCTTGACTGAGATCGGGACATCCGCAGCCGGGACAACGACGGTCACGATCCCGCTCGCGCTTCCCGATGGCAAATACACGGTTCATGCTGTGGCCTGTGATGTAGCCGGAAATCAAAGCGACTTGAGCTTGCCGGCTACACTCAACGACACGGGCACGGTGGTATATTTGATGAAGCCCGGTAAGGCCACGGTCAAGATTAAGACTGTTCACTGATGGCATGCAATCTTTGTCGGATCAATGCCCTGCGATACCAACGGATCTCATAGAGTAGACTTGCGATTGTGCGTTTGATTGCGTTCATGGTGTTCTCCTTTTCATCAGGAAGGTAAGACTTTTTTGGAAAACCGCAAGCAAGAGGCACAAGCATAAAAAAGTGGGAGGGTGTTTTTAGAGGCTATTTCGGAGGGTTGCATTGTTGGGGTTCCCTGCTCCCAAGGCAGGTGCGCTTACCAGTCTGCGCTACGCCGCGTACGTTTCTAGCACTCTCCGATTCTGCGGATTGCGGTTTTTTTACCCCCTTTTGAGGCAAAACCGCAAGCATCAGCCGCAAGCATAAAAACCCCTTCCATCCTCTCCATTGCGTCCCTCGCTGCTTCATCTATTGAATGCAAATAAATCTCTGTCGTTCGTTTTTCCTCATGGCCTAGAATCCCGCTCAATACTCCGGTCGGGACTTTTAGCACGTCGTGAGCATACGTTCCAGAAAAATGCCTGATAGCATGAAAGCCGTAAGGCCTAGTTTTTGCCCGTTTGCAGAGGCCCCTCATTAGTTTCGGTCTTCTATTATACCGCGTTTCCTCCTTCGCGTTAAAAAATACCCATTGCTCTTGCTTGCGGCTGCGCCACAAAACCGCAAGCACGGATTCAAGGTCTTTATTCATTGGGATTGCACGTTCCTTCCATTCACCGGCAGTATTTTTGCGAGTCCATAAAGTCACAATCTTTCGTTCAAAGTTAACATCTTGCCAGGTGAGGCGCAATACTTCATCTATCCTCGCCATAGTGTAGGCCAGGATCAATAAAAGTTCTCGCTCTCCGGGCCCGGCAGCAGCCAGAAGCCGCAAGAACTCTTGATATGTGGGGATCTCCTTCTTGTGTTTCTTCTCCGGCATCTTGTCTAAGTTAACGCACGGGTTAACTTTTGGCTCTCCAAGGTGCTTGATCGACCAGTTAAAAAGAGAACTTAATTCCTTCCGATGCACATTGTAGTTGTGGTTTGTGGGTCTTGTGGTCAGGTAGGAATGGACGGCTCCAAGGGTAATTTGATCTATTGGCGGGTCGCCGATCTCAGATATGAATGATCGGAAGACCATTGCTTTATATTCATACGTTTTCTTAACGTGTTTTCTTTCCGACCAATCGAGATATTGAGCCGCTACCCCTGAAAAGACCGTGCCGGTCTGCGGCTCTAGCGTTACGCTTTTCACCGCTTTCCGGCGCACTTCCCTTGCTGCCCTGGCTTCCCCTTTTGTTGCGAGTCCTCCCCCGGCGTAGGTCTTCCTTTGATACTCGAAGCTGTATCGCCAATCCCCCCGCGCCTTGTCCTGCCATAAGCCCATAGATCACCTCTTGCCTAAATCTAAGCACTCTTATCCCGGCTGGATAGAACCCGCCCAAACGATCTTGATGTTCATATACCGTTTTTGCGGAAATTTGCAAGAGGTCTGCAACGTCCTCGACGGTCAAAAGTGGGCTAGGAGGGCAAGGGTTCATTTATTCACACACTCCTCAGCTTTCGGCAGATATGCCCAGGCTTCGACGCCATCTTCGGGAATCCCCAAACAAGAATACCCTCCCAACCTGTTATAGCTGCCCTCGAAGGCAAACGTGTACTCGTCGGAACAGAGCAGTAGACCAACGTTCTCTTTCGGCCTCTCACTCGCCGGGTGGAACTCTGAGCTGTTCGTACATTCGGGCGCGGAGATAGTCGAAGTTGGTCATTTTATAGACCTCGGATCTCAAGGTGGGCCTTGATCCACTCCCTTGCGGCTCGGGCCGCTCCCTCCTCAACGTAGCTGCTCAATGATCTCGCATATCGATCATGTGAGCGCATTTCTTTGTTAGCGGCCGCAATAAGCAAATCCGCCAGCCGACCACTTTCCAGCAGACTTTGCAGAAATTTGTCTACCGTCGTTTTGACAATTTCGAGGGTTTCCATGCGGATCATCTCTCGCGTTAGCCCCATTTCATTCATAAGCACCTGTCGAATTTCATTCTTCGCCATTTGTTCTTCCTCTCTCATATAGCCTCCCAACTGCTCCAATTATCAATACGGCACCACCTGCACGGTGGCTCCATCCAATCGCAATAGCGGTACTTGCAATTTTTACAATGTTTAATCATTCCACACACTCCTTAGCTTTCGGCGACCAAACGTCTTCCATCCTTTCCAGCCTCTTTCTGGCATCGGATTCCAGCCAATCCTCATAGGCATTCCAGTCAGGGG